TCTTTTAATCTTTAAGTAATTATTATTAATATTTTAGCGTGTCATTCCATGAAATTTACCGCCACTCATAGCACCACCGCTGTAAACCCCACTTCCCATAGAGTGAGCCATTTTCATTTTCTGTTTCATAGCTTCTTTAACGGCTGGCATCTGCTCGTTGCCTGAATTCTGCAGGTCGCCATGAAGCCCACCTCCTAATACTCGGTTGTATTCGGCACTTAATACTGGATTAACCATCTGCATAGATTTAGTTAAAATACCTGTGAAAATCTGCGACGAACCAGCTACAGTAGAGAAAATACCGCTATTAACTGCTAAAACAACAATTTCAGGGGTAATATTTGAACCAGCAGCTGTTACATATTGTGTAACACCTAATTTAACTTGGAAGTTAAACGAGCCGATGCAACCCGGAGCCAAATATGATGGAAGCGATAAATCAGTCGGTGACACAACAAAGATAGAGCCAGTTGTTGCTTGAAAGCCTAAATTACCATTAGTATCACTTCCTGCGGTTACTTGATTTACTCGTCCACTGAATTGAGCCCATGTTTGTTTAGAACCATTCTTAACAGAAAGCTGATATAGCGAAAACTGATTAGCAGACGATAATAGACCTGAAGCATTATTGAGATTAATAGAAACACTATTAATAACGCAATTGTATTCGGCATCTTGAACTGTCATATCTGCAAGAGATTTACGAACACAAATAATAAATAAATCGGGAAGCTGATTCAACTGAATATTATTGCTTGACAGTGATTTTTCTGTTCCTTGACCTGCGATAGCAGTATTAGTAACAGTAATAAAGCGTGGAATATCAGTATAAGGAACTACATTTTTAGCAGTAATTAAATCGGTAGACTGCGAGGAGTTAAAGCAAACAACAAGTTCTGTATTAGCAAATGGGCTTGTACTATTTAATGTTCCAGTATCAGTAGCAATACCTAATTCAACTTTAGTTACAACAGTATTAGCAACACCTACTGATAAAAATCGTTTGGCAGAGCTATCAATATTAAATACGAAATTCATAGCATTAATGCCTACTAAACCCTGATTATTATACGCTGGTTGTCCGTAGATAAAAGGCGATAAACCAATAATAGGTTCACATACTTCAACTTCATACGCTAATTTGAAGACATCAGTATCATTTTGCGAAGTTAGAGTTTTTGTAGCCGCAGATGAACCTTGTTTTCTGCTATAATCAACAAGTTTAACTGGATAGGCACCTCGTGGCTGATAATATTTATTGTATCCAGTCTGATTAGCACTAGCAAGAACATTATTAGCATTTGAGCTTGCAACATTTGTAGTGTAAAGAGCAGTATTAAAATCTACTAAATTGGGGGTCATTCCTTCATATCTTGCAAGTTCCTCTTGAGAAATCATTTGAAGTAATTGGGGAAGAATATCCTGAATATTTGAAGACACATTAGAATTGTTTATAGTTGCCGAAGCAGTTGTGAATAAATGATTTAATGGAAATGCTTGAAGAGCATAACGAGTGCCGTAGCCACCAGCATAAGAACCCGATGCAACACCTGTTTCTGTTACTGTAAAGCGGATTGTAGACCTAATAAATACCTCACGGTCTACAACAACATTTTCAGAGGGGACTGTTACATTAAAAGTTAAGGACGAAGACGAAGCCGAAATAGCTGGGAAAGGCTGGTATGTTTTGGAGGCAGCACCCGAACGAACCGCATAAGTAAGCTTATCTGTAATTCCACCTAATACCGAATCACGAACTAAAACTGTGGAGAAGTCTGAGGACATTTTTATATATATATGTTATATAATTATTTTAATTAGTAATTTCTAAACAAAATAATTAATTCTTTAAGAAAATGTAAGAATATAATTTCCACTTAAATCTCTCGTAACCTTTAATTTAGCTACTTTATAATTACCACTTATGTCATTACCACTAGCATCAAATATTTTATTAATTGCTGAAGTTGCATCAATAGCATTTAATAAGGTTTCATGGGTCATAGTCTCATAACCTTCAATTCCATAATATTTGCCTAAAGCTTGGGCTTCCTCTAAACTCGTTCTATCAAAATCGTTAATAGCCATTTTATAATATATAAATATATTTTTATTTATTATAAAATTTAATTAAATTATAAAATTAATTATTTATTTTGAGAGAATATTTGGTTATAGTTTTATTAAAGGTATATTACATTATATCTCTCATATTTACAGAAGCCATACTTATTTTTTGTTTTTCTCCTAATATTTTCTTTTCAAATAAAAGTTTAATTGATGAGGTTGAGCCACTCGCAAGAATAAAGGGGACTAAAAGCCCTGTTTTAGTTCTCCAAAAAACATTTATATCTATAGTTTTGAGAGGTTGATTTCCATTTAAATCTATATTGCGTTGAATTTGTGGAACTAATAATAAATTGGGTCTATAGCCTTGCTGATTTGTTTGTAAATCTGTAATAATAAAGGCAAAAGCATTATCTAAACTTGAAGTTTGCGAACTTGAACCAGTTGAAGACGATGCCGAAAACTGATTGACTACAATAGGGATTGATGTAGTTGTAAATACAATAGCATTTATAGGTGTCCATGTATCAATAGTGCTTAGTTCTTGTGCTTGTTTTATTAATAATCTTGAATGACTATAACTAAATGTGTTAGCAGTTGGTAGTGTAATAACTCCTGTGCTTGAGTTTGTATATGTTGATAAGAAAAAATAAGGAATAACTGAATTGAGAGAAGGACTTGGAGTAATTAATCCTAAACCTGATGTTGCAAAATTTAATATATAATAAGGTTCTTTTACTCCTGTAGAACTTGTTAGAATTTTTCTTGTTGCTGGAAAGCTACTAAATAAACTATATAATGGAGCATTAAAAGCAACCTCAAATTTTAAGGGAGTATTTTTTGCAGGAGTTCCTACATTATTAGTTGACACAACCGCCCAAGTTGTAGTAGGCATCGCATTATTAATATTATCAATAACAGCATTAGCTGATGCTTGATATGTTTCAAATAACATAGTTACATAGGCATCACAAGTTAAATTTAATTCATTCCAGTCAAGAAATGGAGGTGTAGGATAATGAACGCATGTTATATCTAAAAATTGATTTGTAATTCCTGTATCTGCTAATATAGCAATCCACTCATTATAAATTCGTTCTATGAAGTTTTTATATGCTAATTTTAAAGTTTTATTAACCATAACTATAAAACTATTATAACTATCACAGTAATAATATGGGTATAATGCTGTATTTTTTCCTGTTAATGAGTTTTGAGTTGGTGCTGTTGCTGAATTTATGCTTTTAATCCATTTTACGCTTTCAATTGTTGGAACTATTGAAAGACTGCTTGGGACTGATACAACTGTTCCTGATGGTGTAGTATCAGGTAATATATATTGGTATATTGTTCCTCCTGTATTAGCTAAATAAAAAGCATCACCAGCATTAGTTAGTGACACGACTTTTGTAGTAGTAGTAGGAGCTGTAATAGTGTTAAATAATGTATAAACTTCTGTTGATGGTTCTCGTTTATAAATATATGTTATGTTATTACCACCAGCAGTTACTATTATTGTTCCTCCATCATTACTCATAGAGACTGATTGACCCCAAACTTGTCCGTTGGCACTTGTTGGTGCTGTTATATTATATACTACTGCAAATGTTGTTCCTGTTCTTTTCCATATTCTTACATAATTACCAGTATCCGATGGTTTATAAGCACTCGCACAAGCATAAATACCGTTCCCTGATATAGCTAAAGCATAGCCTAACCTATCACCTGTAGATGTTGAAAACTGATTAGGAGAAGGGACATAATTTGTTCCATCAAATCTTCTTATTTCTACATATCCATTATTATTATCATGTAACCAACCTGAATTAATGTAATATACACCATCTGTGCTAAAAGCAACTCCTCTTGTTAAATAACCATTTATACCACTATCTGTTATAGTGCTTCCGACTTGTAATTGAGTTGCAAAATTATATATTCTTATAGTTCCACCTTCAAAAAAAAGTCGTCCTCCTAAAACAAAATTTCCATTACCTGACACTGCTGTTGCTCCAAATGGAAGTGTTGGTTCAATTATTGTTGTTTCAGCGGTTGGATTTATACCAACTACTATATTATACAAATATAATCCTAAAGTTGATGTTGCTGCTACTCGTGTTCCATCATTACTAATTCCTATTCCTGAACCTAAAAATATAGCTGCCTGTGAACTTGCGTATAAACGATGAGATATACTACTATTTGTTGTTGTTCCTTTCCATATAAATACTGTTCCTTTATTACTATCATATTGTCCGTCAGAAACTGCTACAAAAATATCGTTTTTTGTTCCAGTATTTGCTGTTTTAATATTAGCACCAAAATAACTACTAATAGGAGGCATTTGAGTTATTTGTGATGCTAGACTAAAATTAGTGGGGGTTGGCACCGTTTGAGTTGTTGTAAAAGTGCCATTTGTTATATTCATAGCCACTTTATAAATAGTCTTATCAGGGTCAAAATTTCCTGTTTGTGTTAAATCAGGTTCGCCTACTAAAACAGGTAAGTTATAAGTGTCTAATTGAAACCTTGCTACACTCATATAATAGTCGCCTGTATTAGCAATAACTGGTGTCTCTCGTGTCTCTAAAAATTTAAGAGGTTGCTGTTCTTGTTCTGTATTATTATATACATTTGCTTGTTGTAAGTCAAAATATACATAATCAGGATTGTTTATTTGATTAAATTTACTTACTTGCGACATTTATATATATAAAATGTTATTAAAATTATTCTTATGTTTTAAAACATTTTTTAAATTAAACTATTTTATAGTATTATTATATAAATGAGTAATGCTAAAATATTTAACTTTTTGAGTATAGCTGGACTACAAACATTAGTAGGTTCATCTGCAGATAAAGATGTTGTTTATAGTGCTGATTATGATTTAATGGAAGAAAAAGACTTTAAGAAGACTACAGACATTCTCTCCAAAATATTAGATTTATTTAGAAAAAAATATAAGATTGCACTTAATCCTAAAAGTAATATATGGATTATAGATTTTAAATGTGGAACATTTAGGGGACAGCCTATAAGGTGGGACAAAGAAAGTATTAAAAAGGGTTATGTATTAATAGATAATGAACCTAAATATTTTGTTGATTGTTTACAGCAAGAATCAAGAATAAAGATGGACGCTATTGCTATTGATGCTAATGGAGAAATTAATGAATATAGTGATATTTATTTTATAAAAATAGGTTCGCATGAATTAACACGAGAGATTAGTCCTGAAGAGACTGCTATTTTAATATATAAAGATTTTCACCACTATTTAGAAGAAAAGAATTATTTTAAAGCAATTAAGCGTCTGTATAGTTATGCTAAAATTAAGAATATGAAGCCCCTAATAAAAGCATTATTAAAAGTTATAAATAGTCAATTAGGTAGACAGTCAAAACTAATTGCTGATTTAAATACTATTAATGATTTAATTACTAATAATTTTCGTAAAGTACCTAAATCTGTAATTTTGCATAATCTCTCTAATCTTGGATTAACAATTCCTAAAAATAATAGTTTAAAAGCTATTAGTGAATATATTACGGACTTAACTACTAAAAACATGGAATTATTAAATACTAATGTTGTTGAAGTAGTTAAAAACAATAAATTATTAAATAAATATTTTAACTTTTGAGAGATTGATTGTTTAGAAAATTAATTATTAATTGTTTAAAATAATTTATATATAATAATCTATATTATATATAATATAAAATGGCTATAAATTTTGAACGCGGTGCTATACTTGCTAAAGTTCTTAATAGTAAATTAAAAGATGACTTATTGAGAGTTACAGATAAACTTGAAGATGTTAAAGAGCATTTTGAGACTTATGAGTGCAAAGATAAAGAGACTATACAGCAAGTACCGGATAAACAAAAAGAAAGATCTATTTTATATGTTACTGGTGCTTCAGGTTCAGGTAAATCGTATTATAC